CTCGATTGATGCGAGAGTTATATCCCGCAGGAAGAGGAAATGCCATGTTATTTCTCCTTTGTTATCACCTTGAGAGGGGCGATTACTCAACCCCTCTCATTTTCGATAACTAAGAACTTAGCCACCGAGCACGTCGCTATACAAAACCGTATCGCCCGCCTGGGTTTCAACCGGTGCAACGCGACCAGCTTGCAGTCCGAACATGATAGCGATAGTTCCAGACCCGGTGTTGTTGTTGTCGTAGGACGCTTTGTACCAGCACGCGCTGGAGTCGAGCGTGAACGAACGAACGTGCAGGCCAAGCAGATTCTTGGCGGTGACAGCAACGGAAGCGCCAAAGTCAGCATACGTTCCATCGCTTGTACCCGAACGTACCGCATTGACCACGAAGCCCTGCGCTGACGGGGCGCTCGACGCAAGCACGAACATCGTGGCGAATTCATAGCCCGCGAAGTTGGATGCGTTGGTCGAACCCTTTACCGCAAGGTTGGTGCTCGAAAGCGACACGAGATACTTGACAGCAGAACCACTTTTTCCAAGCATTTTGTTTTCTCCTTCTGACTATCGGTGAGTGGAGGCTAACAAGCCACCCCCACTCACAAATCAGATGTTTACGCTAGAACTAGGTCGAAATCTTCAGCGCCCCGAACGCCCACGGAGCCACGCACTGTCCGCCCAAGCGCCGACGAGCAAACAGGGCGATTTGGTTCTGCCCAGTCGTAGTCGTGTCACTCACGCGCTCAACACTCATGCCCACGCGGTCAGCGATGATGTAGCCATTGCCCCAGTCACCGTAGATGATTGGGTGAGCATTAGCAGCGATGGAGTCCATGCTCTCAGACTCAAGCACTGGATAGCCCAGAAGTGCGGCGGGCTGACCAGCGATAAGCCCCGGCTGCCACATATAGCGACTCTCGCCATCTTTCAGTAAGCGAATATCGCGCTGAGTCGTGCGGTTCATAACGAACGCTGCGGCATTACGATACTGAGAAGCCACCGAGTAGACCAACTGCGTAAGTGCGTCTGCGGTGATGTCCGTCGCATTGCCCGAGTTCGTCGCGGCAACGCCAGTGATAGGCGCGGCCTGAGCACCGTTACCGAGAGCGCCCAGAACACCCTGCGGTGTTCCAGCACCCTGACCAGTCAAGAACTTAGCATCCTCGTCAATCGCCATCGCATCAGCGAACATGCCAGACATCACATCCAGCAGATTGAACGCCGAGTCTTCAAGCAGATTGCGGGACAGATTGGTGCGAGCCATCACGGTATGTATCGGGATGCGGATGAGGCCCCACGTTGGATTCGTTTCAGCCACCGATGCGGAAGCGGGGGTTTCGTCAACCCACTTCACGCGCACAGCCGAGGGGTAGAGAGTGTTGCCACCCTCAAGTTTCGGCCATTCAATAGCATCACGAGTCGTGGTCACAACGCGCGCGCGACCGCGAACCACCGTGTTACCCATCAGGCGCTTGATGATTTCAGCGCGATAATCTTCAGGGACTAGGAACCCGCCAAGATCATTGCTACCCTCTTCCAGCGTGGCCTTGATTTCCGCCACGGTACGACCCGTTTCCACTTCGGCCTTGATGATTTCAGGGCGAAGCAGGATGGTCTTCGCAGACGCATGGAGCAGGGTATGTTCCTGCGGGGTCAGACGCCCCTCACCGAAGCGAATGTACTTGACAAACGCTTTCATCTGCGCTTCACGGGCTTCGTTGTAGTTGAAGTCGGAGCCGTACAGGTCAGCGATGACGGCCTTGACAGCAGGATCAATCGTGCCGTACTTCAGTGTAGCAAATCCAGAAGCGCCATCGGTGGGTTTCTCTTCGCCAGTTTCAAACGGCAGACGGGCTGGTTTCTTTGCAGCAACCTTAAGCGCCTCGTTCTCGGCCTCAAGTTTCGCGGCCTTCGTCTCGGCCTCGGCCTTTTCCTCGGCCTCTTTCAAGGCAATCCCCTCGGCCATGACTTTCGCGTTTTCGCTCAGAGTCTTGACTTCGGCCTGAAGTGCCTTAGCCTCATCAAACTTACCGGCCTCGACCAGCTTCTCGGCCTCGTCCAGTTTGGCCTTGATAGACTTCCGAAGTTCCTCAAGTTTCTCTTTCATCGTTTTTACTCCTTTGTCTTACAATAATTCCGCTTCAATCCGCAGGCTTTCGAGTTCCGCCAGCAATCGAGCCTTCACGACTCCCTGATTGTCGCCTTCACTCTCGACCCCGAATTTCTTTAGCACGCAGGAGAAGTCGGTACAACCGATTTCCTGATATGCACTCTTTAGCATTTCGATTGGTTGCATCCGGTATTCAGCAGGGGCAGGCGTAGCCGTAATCTCCACAATCGGCCACCGCACAATCTCGCCACTCTTAGCAACATCTCTCGCCACCGCAAACGTCTGAGAAGATGTCTTGAGTTTTCCGTCTGCAAGTAACTTCTTGACGTATTCACCGTACTCGTCAACGAGTTTCAATTGAGCCTCGTACCACAGGCCCACACTGTCTACTTTGAGTAAATCCACTACCCCAATAACGGTTGTTTTCAGCGCCGCGTCCAGACCGTGATGGTAAAGAAATGGTAGGCGTCCAACCGTGTCGTAAATAGCGGTAAGTTCTGCCGTCTTTGGAGTGAACCATTCGCCAGTCAAGTCCTTCTTAGTCTCACTCCCCCACAAAACCGCATATCCGCCTACACGACCATTTCCAAGAGACTTGATTGCCATGAAGTCAACCGCCTTTTCATCTGGCATCGAGTGGGTATGCTTCTCGGCCATCTGAATCTTGCCGTTCTTGACTTTGTGTTTATGCCCTGCGACCTCAGAAGTCATGTCGCCCACCACTTCGTGCTTGTGTTCTTCGGCCATGCCAGTCATCATTTTGTCGGCCTTGACAGACTTCATCTCATCTTCGTCAATCTTGCCATCGTCCAAGAGAGCGGCCAGTTCGTTTCCCAAGTCTGCCAGCGCGGATTTCTTGTCCTTGACATCTGGACTGCCTGAAATGTTGTATGCTACTTGAGAGAAGATTTCCACAACCTCACTGATTTCATGTGCTTGGTGCTGTGCATTCTTGCTGGCAAAAGCATCAGCCAGTGAAAGTACGCCCCACGGAACGTAGAACTTCGGCTCGGCCATAGCCATATCGCCACACTTCATTGACTTGATAATGTCCTCAATTTCTGGAGCAGACTTGCCCTCTGAGGCGTAAAGCGCACGTAACTGTTCTATTGCTTTTTCTTTGGTATCGAAGCAAGCGATTGCAACTCCAGACGTCTTTCCATCATCACCCTCCTTATAATTACAGAACTCTTTACCACTCTTAACCGTTATGTATGGCATTATTAACTTCCCTATGCTATAATCTCGATATGCATGAATGTCCTAATTGCCATATACGTTATAAGCCTAAACGAAAGCGACAAAAGTATTGCTCGCGTTATTGCAGGGGTGTAGGGCGAAAGAGATATACATTGCGCCCATGCGTTCATTGTCAAAAACCGTTTTATTCAAGA